CAGCGTCATCGTGGTCGCGCTGACCCAGGAAGGCTACCTGAACTCCTCGCTCAGCGGCGGCATCGCGCAGGCGCTGACGATCACCGGCAACGATGCCCGCACCTATGTCCTGAACGGCGGCTCCTCGAACAAGTCGCCGAACACGACGCAGCCCATCACCCTGGGCCAGGCGCTGACCGGCGCCGAGACGCCGGTCACGGGTGCCGTCGCCTATGCCTGGTTCGTCGGCGTGGCCGGTCAGGAGACCCTGCAGGCCATCACCACGATCAACAGCGTCGTGTTCTCGGCGCCGCTGACCTCCGGCCTGCAGCCCGCCGCCGCCATCACCGCGGACTGCAGCACGAACCAGAGCTACGCCTTCGACGGCTTGCTGACCTGGGCGTTCAACCCGTCCAGCGGCGCCTACGTCAACACGCTCCCGACCGGTACGGCCGGCACCGGCACTTTCCTGACCAGCTCGGGCGCCGGCGGTGTCAACGAGATCGACACCATGAACAAGGCGATGTGGGACAACTCTCGCCTCAGCGCCACCGTGATCTACGTCAATAGCCAGGAACAAAAGAACATCACGGCGAAGACGCTGAACGGCGCCTCGGCCCCACTGCTGCGCTACAACCAGGAAGTCGATGCCGAGGGTGGTGCCGAATACAAGGTCACGGCCGGCGGTGTCGTCAGCTACTACTTCAACCCCTACACCCCGGACGGCGGCGTCAAGATTCCGATCAAGATCCATCCCAACCTGGCGGCCGGGACACTCCTCGGCTGGGCCGAGCATCTGCCGCCATGGTACGTGTCGAACGCCGTGCCGGAGTGCGCTGTCGTGCAGACCCGGCAGGATTACTACAGCGAAATCTGGCCGAAGGTTTCGCGCGAGCAGTATTACGGCTGCTACTCGCAAGAAGTTCTTGCCGTTTACGTGCCGTTCGCCATGGGCCTCCTGACCAACGTCGGCAACGGCTGACCTCTCCGCAACATCGGCGGCCCCGGAACGATGCCGGGGCCGCCGACCCAACACCACTGAAGGCGGAGATGCTTCGCTTCATCAGGCGCCTTTGGCTATCCAACAAGGGAATTCCCCACAAAATGCAGATCCGTGTTGCTCCGCCGGCGCCAGGCGCCAGCATGTCCTTCGCGGTGGGCAAGCCCGACAAGTACGGAGCCGTGATGGTGGACCAGCGGATGCTGGAGCACGCCCTGGCCCACGGCTGGCGGGTCGAGCACGAGCCGCCCGACGAAGCTCCGGGCGCAAATGACGCCGCGACTCCGGAGTCCGGCGCCGACAAACGCGGCGGGAAGCAAGCTCGCCGGTCATAGGGCGCAGCCACCATGGCCACTACCCGAGACCTCGCCGACCTGGCGAGCCTGAAAGCCTACATGGTGCCGCTCGCGGAGACGACGCGCGGCGACGTCGTGCTGGCCCGCATCCTGACCAGCGTGTCGCGCGGGATCGAGCAGTACCTGAGCCGCCACCTCGTCGCCGAGAGCTACACCGAGCTGCGGCACGGCAACGGCCTGGAGTCGATGCGCACCAAGAACTGGCCGATCATCTCCGTCGCGGCAGTCACGATCAACGGCCACACCGTCACGCCGGCGCAGGGACCCACGGGGCCCGGGTACATCAACGACGAGCAGTTCATCTACCTCCGGCCCGGCGGCGTTCCCGGCGGTGGCGGTGGCCGCTTCGCCCCTGGGATCAAGAACGTCGCGCTGTCCTACGCGGCCGGGTATCTGACGCCCGGGCAGGTTGCGCTGGCTGGCCTGCCGGAATGGACGGCCGAGAAGCCGACCGCCCCAGGGGCGCAAATTCTGCCCGGGAACGGCTGCGTCTACACGGCCAGCGGCGAGGGTGCCACCGGGGCAACCGCTCCGGCATGGCCGACCACGATCGGCGCCGCCGTCGTGGACGGGCTGATCACCTGGCGCTGCACCGCGGCCTATGTGGCGCCGCCGGCTGGCGCCGAGCCGCTGCCCGATGACATCGTCGTGGCTTGCCTGGAACTGACCAGCTACGCCGCCACGATGCGGACCCGCATGGGCGATACCTCGGTCGGTGAAGGGCCGCAGCGGGTGAGCTTTATGCTCAAGAACATGCACCCCCGCACCAAGGAAGCGCTGGATCTGCATCGCGCCGTGGTGCCGATCGCCGACGTCGTGATGCCGGGCGCCGCCGGCGCAGGACGGTGGTGAGATGCCGCTCGACATCACCGTCACCGAGAACACCATCGCGGCGAAGATCAACCTTATCACGCCGGCGGTCATGAATGCCGCGGCGCGCGAGATATCGCTCGTCACCATCATGCTGGTGGGACACATCAAGTCGGTGACGCTGCCGAAGTCCGGCCTGGAGCGCCGCACTGGCGCACTGAGCCGCAGCATCGTGCCGGGCAAGGTGGAACGCGGGGCCGCCAGCGTGACGGGCCGCGTTCTGGCGGGCCAGGGGCTTCCTTATGCCCGCATCCACGAGTACGGCGGCGAGATCAAGCCGGTCCACGGGCAGTTCCTCGCCATCCCGCTCGATGCCGTTAAGACGCAAGCCGGCGTGGCGCGATTCGGCCCGCGGCAGGCTGAGAGCCAAGGCTGGAAGACGTTCTTCGCCGGTGGCGCCATCATGGGCAAGCAGCCCGGTGACGCGGAGGCGACTCCGTTGTTTGCGCTCAAGCGCAGCGTCACGATGCCGGCCCGGCCATATTTCGCACCCGGCATCCGGGACAAGAAAACCGAGGTCCAGAACGCGCTGGCGCGCGCGCTCGGCGCCGCCATCGAAAAGCTCTGACGCGTCACTACCGAGACAAGCCGGAGCGGCACGGGTTGGCAGCCCAGACCAGAGTCCGGACGAAAGGTGCCGGGCACGAGCCGTCCCGCCAAGGCGGCGCCCGGCACCCCAGAATAGGCAGGTCAGATGTCGTCCCTGGGCCGCGAGGCCATCTACAGCGCGTTCTTTGAGCAGCTCCGCACCATGCTGCTGGCCCCGGCCGGGTCATTCGGCTACGCGGGCCGCCGCATGATCAATCTCGGGAAACTGCCGGCCGAGCAGTACCCGGCCTTCTTCTTCGTCGAGCTTGGCGAGGAGTATGACCGCGGCCAGCGTTTCGCGCCCGCCAAGGTGACCTTGAGGGCGCAAGGCATCATCCAGACCCTGCATGGCCAGATCGAGGATGATTCTGCCGTCGCGGACCTGAACAACCTTGCCGACGCGGTCGAGCATGCCGTCCAGATCGCGTGCGGCCGAACGGCGCAAAACACACTCGATGATCTCGTACAAGAGGCATGGATCAACGGCAGGCAAGTCACGACCCCGGCCACCATGCAGAACCGGTGGAGCGAGCAGATCCTCGGCATCGAGATGGTGCTGCCGCATTCGAGGTAATGTCGATGTCTGACAACGTGCCGACCTACGGTAGCCTCCCGGTCGAGATCGACCCTGTTGCTTGGTTCGGACGCCGATACACGCCGCCCTCGCCGATGGACGTCGGGGCGATCCAGGATCAGATCGCCGGGCAGCTTCGCAGCTTCCTGGCAAAGGCAAACCTCGCCTCGATCGGCGTCTACGAGTTTCCCAACTACGATCTCGACAAGTGGTGGGCCAGCAAGTCGATCGCGTTCCTGCTGGTGGCGTATTCGAGCACGCGCCTAGGCCAGCCCATCAACTCCACCGCGATGCTGCAGGAACGCACCATCGAGTTCGAGATCCACATCTTGGCGCGCACGACTGCATGGGCGTTGCTTGGACCAGGATCCGTCTTCGCGCTGAATGATGCCGTCGAGGCGGCGCTGACCGGCTTCCGACCGACGGGATGCCGGAACGCCTACTTCACCGACGAGCGCTACACCCAGCAGGATCCCGAAGGTAAGGTCTGGGACTACCGGATGACGCTCAACGTCGTGACGCTGCGGCCCCAGCAGGCACCCGAGATGCTGCTGGCGAACCTGAAGCAGATCACCGATCTGGTCTCGACATTCGCCGGCGCGGTCACGGCAACCATGACGATCGCGCAAGATGGCACGCTGACACTTCCGCCGAACACCATCGTGGTCTCGGTGATGGCTCCGGCCACCGAGGCGGCTCCAGGAGGCGTGCCGGCGCGCCTGGATCGCGATTACAATTTTGCCGCCGTGGTCGGGACTTTCAGCATCGTGCCGTCCGGCATCCTGGCGCCGGACATGACGGTGCAGATCACCACGGCGCCAGTCCTCGATACCGTCACGGCTCCCTGATCAACGCCACCCCTCGACCGATGAGCGCCGCGCTTTGCCGCGGCGTCGGGCAATCCGCGTAGCTGCGGCAGACAGAAATCGGAGGCTCCGATGAGCTTTTTCCATGGCATCACGATCACCGAGACGCTGGCCGGTGGCGTGTCGATCCAGTCCGTCAAGGCTGCGGTCATCGGCCTGGTCGGGTCGGCGCCAAGCTGGGACGTCCAGTCCGGCACCCCGCCCGCCCCCAACCAGCCCTTCCTGGTCAACAGCAAGTCGGCCCAGAGCATGTTGGGGCCGATGATCGAGGGCTACTCGATCCCGTACGCGCTGCAGCACATCCTCGACCAGGCCGGCGCCAAGGGCGTTGGTCAGGTCATCGCCGTCAACGTCTTCAATCCGCTGATCCACAACACCCAGGTCAGTGGTCAGACGCTCGCGATGCCGGCCAGCGGGACCCAGTACGTCAGCGTCGGCCACATGGGCCTGATCGGCCCCGGACTGCCCAACACGCCGCTCAGCACCGCGGCCGTCGATGTCGTCGCGACACCGGGTGGCCAGACGAACCACAGCTATGCCCACGGCGACACCGTGACGCTCGCGGGCGGGACCCCCAGCACCTCCATGATCCCGGCGACGGTCCTGACGGTAGCGTCCACGCAGATCGTCTCGCTCGGCCTCAACGCCCCGGGCGGCGCCGCCACCCACAGCTATGCGCCGGGCGCCGGGATCGTGCTCGCGGGCGGGACCTCGACGGTCGCGGGCCAGGTCACGGTCGATACCACTCAGGTCGTGTCCGCCACCATAGCGGCGGGCGGCACCGGTGGCACCAACGGCACCCAGACCGTCACGGGCACGACCGGCTCCGGCACGAAGTTCCAGGCCAGCGTGACCGTTTCCGGTGGCGCCATCACGGCGGTCGGGTCCATCTCGGTGGCCGGCGCCTATACGGTCAACCCGACCACGTTGACCGACGAGCCGGTGACCGGTGCGGGCCTGACCGGCGCCGCACTGTCGCTGGTCATGGGCGTCAACACCTTCTCGGTCGTCAATCCGGGCAAATACACGGCCAACAGCGCCACCTTCACGCAGGCCAGCAGCAGCGGCGCGGGGACGGGCGCTACCTTCAACGCCGCCGTATTCGGCATCCTGGCCGCTACCGTGTCGACCGCCGGCTCCTACACGGCAGTGCCAGCCAATCCGGTTGCGCAGGCCAGCAGCAGCGGCGCGGGGACGGGCGCTACCTTCAACATGACCTGGGCCGGCCCCCCCAGCACCGTCGTGGTGAAGGCGGCCGGCGGATCGCCGACCTACGTCGAGAACACCGACTATACGGTCGATTACGTCAACGGCCTGATCTATGCCGAGTCCGGCGGTGCCATCGCGCCGAGCCTGGCCCTCTCGGTTTCGTACGCGTACTGCGATCCCTCGCAAGTCCAAGACTCCGACCTGATCGGGGCCGTGACGGGCGGCCAATACACGGGCATGCAGGCGTGGCAGCTCGCAATGAGCAAGTTCGGCTTCACGCCGCGGATCCTGATCGCGCCCGGTTATGCCGGCAACGCCGGCTCGCAGGATCGGCCCGTAGCGTCCGCCCTGGAGGTGATTGCCAACACGCTGCGCGGGATCTCGCTCGATGATTCCGCGCCCAATGTCAGTGTCGCGACAGCGCTGGCAAGTCGTTCGGACACGACCACAGCCTTCGGGATCACGGATTATCGGGTCGGCCACTGCTTCCCGTGCGAGAAATTCGAGGATCTGGGTATCGATCCGACCGCCACGATGATCAACGCCGCGGGCGTGGTCGTGAATCCCGTGGTCGACGCCACGGCCGAGGCCCCGTATTCCGCCCTCGTGGCTGGGGCCTGGTCGTCCAGGATCGTCAACAATGGGTTCTGGTACTCGCCCAGCAACACCGTGCTGACCGATCCGACCGGCCCCGACGTGCCGATCTACATGTCCGCGACCGATCAGGACAGCGACACCAACAACCTGAACGCGGCCGGGATCATCACAGTCTTCAACGCCTTCGCGACCGGCTTGCGGACCTGGGGCAACCGGTCGTCCGCATACCCGACCTACACCGACGCCAGGACATTCCTGGCCGTCCGGATGGTGCTCGACGTCATCGAGGTATCGATCCAGCAGGCCAGCCTGCAGTTCGTCGATCTGCCGATCACCAGCGGCTTGATCAACTCGGTGCTGGGCTCGGTGAACGCCTATCTGCGCGACGTCATCCGGCAGGGCGGCCTGCTGCCGGGCTCCAAGATCTCGTTCAACTCGGGCGATAACCCCGCGACCCAGCTCGCGGCCGGCATCATCGTCTTCGCGATCAACCTGATGCCGCCGCCCCCCGCCGAGGACATCACCTACAACTTCACGGTCGACACCTCGCTGCTGAACAGCCTGACGTCCTCGCAGTCCTCCACGTAACGCGCCAAGGAACGGTGGCACCCCGGCGCCACGCAACCCAGACATAGGAGAGTACGGTGGCGCAGCTCATTTCTGTGACCACGCTGTGGAACTGCAACGTGCTGCTGAACGGTACAGACCTGCTCGGCCGAATGGCGGAGTTCAAGATCCCACAGCCAAAGCGTGTCATGGTCGATTACAAGTCGCTCGGCATGGCCGGCCAGATCGAGGTGCCGGTCGGGTTCGAGAAGCTCGAGACGACCCTGAAGTGGACGTCATTCGATGCCGATGTCCTGACCAACATCAACAACACCAATGGCATGACGGCCCTCACGTTCATGGCCGACGCACAGGTCATCGCGTCAACGGGGCTGATCCAGGATCTGCCGGTCTCCGGCAACATGACCGTGATCTTCAAGGACCCCGGGCCGATCGACCTCAAGGCGCAGGCCAACGCCGAGTACAGCAGCGTCGCGTCGGTCTACCACATCGACTACTCGCTCGCCGGCCAGCAGATCCTGCTCTTCGACTCGCTCTCGAATCAATACGTCGTCAATGGCGTCGATCAGCTCGCACAGTATCGCGCGAACCTCGGCGCCTGATCAGCAACACAAGGAAACTCCGCCATGATGGTTGAAGTCCCCGATCCCACGGTCCCGACCACAAGGGTGCCGCTATCGCGCGGCCGTGTCGCGGTGATCCGCCAAGCCACCGGTGACGACAGCATCCAGGCCCTCAAGTCCGCCCCTGCCGATGCCTCATCGGTTGAGCAGTACTATGCGCTGACGGCCCGCTGCGTCGCGATCGACGGCGTCCAGATGACCTACGACACATTCCGGCGCCTGCCGCTTGGAGTCATCACCCGGATCAGCAAGGTGTTCCAGAAGCTGAATGAAGACGACTCCCCCATGGAGGCTCCCGAGCCCCAAGCCGCGCCCTCCTCGGGAGTCTAGTGCGGGCCAACATCCAGCCCAGTGAGTTGAGCCGCATGACGATCGGCGACATCTTCTTCTGGGCCGAGGCACTGCGGGACTGCGAAGCCAAACCAGGCACCCCCCATGGCTGACGAAAGCAATGCCGGCGTCCTGCAGTTCCTCGTCGAACTCCGGGACAAGTTCAGTGGGCCACTGAACGAGATCAAGGAGCATGCCGAGGGATTCAAGGAATCGGTCGGCAGGATCGGCAAGGCGGCCGCGGCGGCGTTCGTCGGCTACGAGGTGCTGGAGCACGTCATCGGGCCAGCCGAGGAAATGCAGCAGGCGCAGGTGCGGCTCGCACAGGCGACCGGCGCGACGGCCGACCAGCTCAAGGAGGCGCAGGAACAGGCAGATAGCCTTTCCACCACCTATGCCCGCAGCGCCGAGGACATCACGGCCGCCCAGACCGCGATGTCCAAGTACACGGGCTCGCTCGACGCCGCGAAAGAGACCATGGCCACGACGGCGCAGTTCGCCAACGTGATCGGCACCTCGGCCGAGGGAGCTTCCAAGATCCTTGGCCCCGCCATGGAGACCATGGGCGACCAGGCCAAGCCAGTCGCCGAACGGATGCAGGACGTCGCCGACAAGATCACCGCGATGGTGAAGGCGATGCCCAACGTCGGGGGCGCCCAGCAGATGGCGCGCGAGCTCGCCAACACCGCCGGTACCGCGAAGCAACTCGGCCTCAACATCGATCAGTCGCTGGCGGCGGTCGAGACGTTGAGCAAGTCCGGTGCCGCGCGCAACGCCGGCGTGAGTTTCGGCACGCTCGCGGAGGCGATGCTCAAGGCCGGCAAGGACGGCGTCCCGGCAATCCGCGAGGCGGGGTTCGCGCTCTATCACTTCCGCGACGGCACGATCGATCTGACCACGACGATTGAGCATCTGCACGATCGCGGCCCGGCCGCCCTGGAGGCGTTTGAAAAGAAGCTCGGGCCGTCCGGCAGGCTCCTGGCCCTGATGGTCGATCATGTCGGGGACATCACCAAGGGCACGCAGGACCTGGCGAACGCTGCGGGCTCGACTGCCGCCGAAGCAGCGAAGCAACAGGAAACCCTCGCGGCACAGCTCGCCAACCTCCATAACGCCGTGACGGACCTGGCGGTCGCGTTCGGGACGCCGCTGCTGGCTCCGATCGCCGACTTCGCCCACGGCCTGACCGACGTGCTCGGGGCAGTGCGGCAGTTCGCGGAGGAGCACCCTCACATCACCGAGTTCGCATCCGCGATCGCGGGTCTCGCATCGGGCGCCATCGCGCTCGGGGGCGCCTTCTACATCGTCCACTCGTCCCTCGTGGCGGTGAAGGCGGGCATGATGGCCGTCAAAGTCGCGATGACCGCGAACCCGATCGGGTTGCTGGTAACGGCCATCGCGGTTGCGGCTTTCGAGATCTACGAACATTGGGACAAGATCAAGCAATGGTTCGCGGAAGGCGTGGCCTGGTGCCGGGAGCACATCGAGGGGATCAGGACCGCGCTCGCGATCATGACCGGCGGCATCAGCGAGGCCGCGATCGCGATCTACAACCACTGGGAGGACATCAAGCGGTACTTCTCCGAGGCCGTGGACTGGATCAGGAACCATATGGCGATCGTGGCCGCCATCGCGGGGCCGTTCGGTTGGCTCGTCGATGCCGCGGTCCTGGTCTACGACCACTGGCAGGATATCAAGCGCTACTTCGCTGAAGCCGCGACGGCGATCGTCGGGGCATGGCAACCCGTTTCGGACTTCTTCAAGACCATGTGGGACGCCGTGGTCGGGGTCTTCCAGGCCGCGTGGGACAAGATCAGACCCGTCATCGAAGATGTCCGGCAAGCGGCCGAGTGGATGGACAACAAGGTCAAGGCCATCTCGGAAGCCGCCAAGAGCGTCAAGAGCGCGGTGAGCGGGGCCGCGTCCTCGGCTGTCGGGGCCGTCACCGGCGCGGCGCGGTCCGTGCTGCCCACCTGGGCCGGCGGCACTCCGGCGGCCTCGCCGGCGCCGGTATCTGCCACGGTGAACAACTCGGTCAGCGCGCCGGCGAACATCACGATCAACCAGACCGTGACCGGCGCGACGGCCCCGCAGGCTGCTGCGGCGGCTGTGGCCGACGTGCACCGGAGCCTGATGCAGAGACTCAATCCGACTTCGGCCGACGAAGATGCGCGGCTGAACTTCGGCGACAGCCGCTTCAGCCCCGCCTACTGATCGCAGGGGAACCGGCAGATGTTCGGCGCATTCGGCGGTATCGGGTTCACAGTTCTGGGCGGCCCGGACAAGCTGTCGTTTGAGGACGAGTCTCACTATGCCAAGATCGACGTCATCAAGGGCCCGCCCGTTCTGCAGTGGATTTTCGATGACCTGACCAGGATCGAGCTTGGCATCTATCTGCACCAGATGTGGTGCGATCCCACGTCCGCGATCGCCGACCTGCAGCAGCAGCGGACCCTGCATCAGCCCGCGCCCATGGTGATCGGGGTCGAGAACAAGGGCAACTACGTGATCACCAACCTGCGGCAGCGGGACGTCTGGCGGGCCGATGACGGCACCCTGATCGCGGCGCGATGCGAACTGTCGCTGCTGCAATGGGCCGGTACGCTGCCGGCCTCGGCTCCCACCGTCCAGACCAACGCCAACGCACTCGGAACCACGACGGCCGGCCCTGGTGCAACCCCGCTCCAGGCGCCAGCGCCCGCGTCGGCCCCGGTGGCCGGAGACTTCGCGGACGCGCCACTGTCCACAGCCACGAGGTCGGCATGACCACACCCATGACGGCGGCCGAGTTCGCCCTCGCCTACGGGCTGCTGCCAGCATCCGGCACGCCGGCGCCCGCGGCCCCGAACGCCGTCTACACGACCGGCCTGAATGAGCGATGGGACACCGTGGCGTGGAAGCTCTACGGCGATCCGACGCAGATCAACGTCCTGGTGATGGCCAACCCGGCCGTCCCGATCGTCTGCCAGATCCCGCAGGGCACCGTGATCCAGGGCGGAATTCTGCCGCCGCCAGCGGCGCCGGCCAGCACGACGCCTTGGGGCTAGGCCCCGCGCCCGCCGACGCCTCAGCTTCAGAAACGCCTTCCCCCTCCCCTCAGATCCAGGAGACCACGATGCGCTTCCGCTTCCGCTTCCCCGCAGTGCTGAAACTCGCCGCCGCCGCGGTCCTGATTGGCTGCCTCGGCGGTGCCGTGGCGACGCAGGCACAGTCGCCCGCGACCGGGCAGCTGCGCGCCGTCATCTACCAGACCCCGCCGACCACCGCCAACACGGTGGGCATCGGGCTTGCCGGTAACAACGGCGTCACCAGCCCCGCCGCGCTCGCCGGCCAGGCGTTCGGCACCACGACCTCCGCCCCGGCCCACCTGGTCTCGGCCCAGAGCGCGGCCCCGACCCTGTCGAGCTGTGGCACCTCGCCCTCGATCGCCGGCACCGACACCGCCGGGATCGTGACCATGGGAACTTCCGCGACCGGCTGCGTCATCACCTTCGCCCAGCCCTACAACGCGGCCCCGTACTGCGTGGTGAGCTGGATCGCTACTCCGCTGGCCTCGCAGAGCTACGTGACCTCGGCGACCGCCATCTCGACGACCCAGACGTCCGCAAACGGCAACAAGCTGCAGTACGTCTGCATCGCGCAGAGCGGCGGCTGATCGCATGAGCGGCGCCGGGATATCCCTCGCGCTGCCGGTGCCGGACTGGCGCGTGCTGTACAACGGAACCGACATCACGCGCCGGCTCGCCACCTTCCTGAGCGAGATCACCTACGAGGAGGCCGTCGGCAAGCAGGCCAACTCGATCGAGATCGTGCTGACCGATGCCCTGCAGCAGATGCAGGCCAATCCGCCCACCATCACGGATACGATCGACCTCTCGCTCGGTTACGCCGGCAGCGCCCTGAAGTCTGTCGGGACGTTCCAGATCGATGAGTTTGGCCTCAAGGGGCCGCCCGACCAGTTCCACATCAAAGCTATCCAGGCCGGCCTCACGCAGGCGCTCCGCACCCCGAATAGTGCCGCCTATGAGGGCCAGACCCTGTTGCAGATCGCCGGCACGGTGGCGGCCCGGCACGGCTTCACGGTGGTTGGCGATGCCGTCGATCCGAATGTCCCCTACGGGCGCGTCACCCAGGCGCTGGAACCCGATCTTGCCTTCCTGCATCGTCTCGCCAGCACGCACAACTACGAGTTCAATGTGCGGGACAACAAGCTGGTCTTCTACAGCCACCCGGCACTGGAAGCGGTGGCGCCGGTCGGGACGATTTCCCGCACGGGAGTGATCAACTTCGACTTCAAGAACCAGACGCTCGGCCGGCAGACCTACAAGGCCGCGCAGGTCAGCTATTTCGATCCCGCGACCAAGGCGCTGGTGACCGGCCACGCGACCGCCACCAACGTGCCAACGGCCGACACCCTCAAGACGGTGGAGCGGGTCGAGAACGGCCAGCAGGCGCAACTGCGCGCGCAAGCCTACTTGCACGAGCACAACGCGAGCAAGGTCACGGGCGAGATCTCGTTGCCTGGAACCATGACTTATCGGGCCGGCATGACAGTGAACGTCTCGGGCTTCGGTACGTACGACAGCAGCACTTACATGATTGAGCGAGCCAAACACCGGCTCGCCACCCAGGGGTGGGTCACGGCGCTGTCGCTGCATATCGTGGTGACCGGCACGGCGGCCCAGACCGTCGGGGCGGACATTACCGAGGCCGCATCTTCGCCGGGCGTAACGCCGGGGACCTGAGCGATGGCAGATAAATACTGGGCACAATCGCGGAACGTCACGTTCCGAAGCGGCATCGTGAGCGCGCTCGGGACGGCCCAGTACAAAGGATTCGTGCGCGTCCGGTTCCCGGATCGCGACAACATCGAGAGCGGGTGGCTCCAGGTCCTGACCCGTGGCACCCAGGGCACGAAGCACTGGCACATACCGGAGATCGGCGCGCAGGTGAAGTGCTCGCTCGACGAGCACGACGAGAACGGCAGCATCGACGGCGAGCTGTGGTCGAGCGTCGACGCACCAGTCGAGGCCGCGACCAATACCCAGGACAGGACCGACTACAGCGACGGCACCAGCATCGTCTACGACACCGCGGCCCACACCCTCACGGTCCAGCTTGGTACCAGCGGAAGCGCCACGATCAATACCCCGCTCGGCAATGAAATTGCACTGGCCAGCGATGGCACCGTGCTGCTGCAGGACAGGGCCGGCTCCTACATCAAGCTGAACGGCGACGGCACCATCAAGGTCCACGGCCAGATCGTCAGCGACAGCGACATGGTGGCCATCGGGATCAGCGCCACCCAGCACGTGCACGGCGATGTTCAGAGTGGCGGAGCGACGACTTCTGGTCCGCAGGGGTAAGTGATGTCCGGTACCGCCACCCTGGCCGACGTGACCTCGGCCGACTGGTCGCTGGAACTCGACGCCACGGCTGGCGGCGGGACCGGCTCCGGGATCGGCTCGATCGTCCAGGCGCTCGATGACGTCAACCAGTGCATCGCCATCATCCTCACCACCATCCCCGGCGAGGACCCGTTCCGACCGACGTTCGGCTGCGACATCACCCAGTACCTCGACCAGCCAATCCAGGCCGCGCAGTCGGCGATCGCCGGGACGGTGACGAACGCGCTGGCGACCTGGGAACCCCGGATCACGGTGAAGTCTGTGACCAGCACCGTCAGTGCAGCAAGTCCGGGTGCCCTCGATGTCACGGTGAGCTGGGTCCTGAAGCTGGCCGGGACGGCACCGCAGATCGTGATCGGCAACACCGTGCAGAGCACGACGGTGACGGTCGGCGCCGCGGCAACAGCGGCGCCCAGTCGAGCCTCGGGATTCGTGTTCGGGGCAAGCGCCTTTGGGACAGGAGCATTCTGACCGTGCGCAAACTTCTCGCGATTTTCGCGATTCTGATCGGCCCGCTGCCGGCAGCAGCACAGTCAATACCGGCTCCCACAAACGGCTTCGGCATCGGACAGTCCCCGGCACAAGGGGCGATATGGTCCATCTCGCAGTGGGACCATGCGTGGGCGTCCAAGCAGGACTACAACGCGGCCGGCGCGTTCACGGGGCTCGGGGTGAGCGGCACGACGCACCTCTATGCCGCGGACTGGCTGACCAGCGGGTCGGCCTATCAGCTCGCCTGGCCCGTGACCGGCGCGAATGCCGCCGTTCTGTCGCCCAACGGGCAGATCGCCCTGACGACAGCCTCCCGGGCCTCGCAGCTCAGCAACAGCTACGGCTCGCTGGAGACTACGATTGGCACTGCTGGTTTCGCGTTCAATGACGACGTGTTCGCCGCAAGCGGCCGCCACCTCTCGGTCTACGCGGGATACGATGAGGCGCAGACACTGTCGGGCTCCTCCGGGCTCGCGTTCGGGCGCGAGATCGATGCCGTGAATTTCGGCCCGCAGGCCACGGCCACGTCTCCGGGCTCACCGGAGGTCTATGGTTCGACGATCGCCCTCTGGCTGGCCTCCGGCGGCTCGCATGCCGGCGTCACCGATGCCACTGAGGCGATTGGCATCAAGGACAACGGGGCGCGCTTCCAGACCGGAATCATTGTCGGCGCCAACGCGCTCACCAACTACAGCGGCTTTGGGTATGCGATGCGGCTCGCCAAGGGCCACATCATCCAGTGGCATGACGCCTCTGACGTGGCCGGACCCAACATCACCAGTACCGTGGCGACAGCCGCGAATTCCATCAGCATGCAGTTCCAGGACGGTGGCGTCTCGTTCGTGAACCAGGCCGGTGGCCTTGATGCCAGCATCCAGGCGATCGCCAACGCGGTCAATGGCGTGGCGCTGGTGCCAAGTGTTACCGGAGCGCCCACGCAAGTCGCGGCGATCGGGGCGGACACAAACGTCGAGCTGAACCTGACCGCCAAGGGAACGGCGGCCATCTATGCCGCCAGCCCGTTCGTCGCCGGCAGCACGTTCGAGGCGGGCGGCAACGCTGCGTTCCTCGGAACGGTCACCGTCTCGGCTGGCCTGACGTCTGTGCAGGCCCTGGCGATGACGTCAACGGCAGAGACGAATAGCGGAACCTATACAGGCGGAACCCGCTACGGTGGCGATATACTGACCGATTGGATAGGCAACGGCTCTGCGGGGGCCACGCTGTTCGTAAACAGCCTACAGGGCAGCTATTCGCCGAACAGCACGACCTACCCGAATGGCGTCGCCGGCTACGGCTGCGTAATGACACTGCCGCAGGCATCCGGCGGGATCTGCGTCTACGGGGCCACGACGGTGACGAATGCCGGCGGAGACGGGTACGGCGTCGCCGGCCTGGGCGTCAACGGCGTCAACGGCGCCCAATCATTCGGAGGGGTGTTCCAGGCGCAGACCATCGCGGGACAGACCAGCGGGGCGGCACACGGGGCCGTCGTGGCCGTCACGAACTTGCATAGCGGGATCATCCCCGGCGACGCCTCGATCGAGGTGTCCACGATCGGGCCCAACGTAAGCAAGGCCATTGCCGCCGTCGAGATAACGAATGAGGGAAGCACCGCGCTACCTGGCTACTACAAAGGCATTTGGTTCAATCTGCAGAATGCGGTTTCGGCCTCCACGCAACTGGCGACCTATGCGTTCATAACGGACGACCACTACCCGACATCCAACACGGATACCGAACTCACCGTGTCGAACGGCATCCTGTGGGACGAGAGTTCCTTCACGACATCGGAATATGCTGGCCCCAGCTTCATGGTCGGTCCAACTGTCGCTAACTACAACTCCCGCGTCGAAATAGTGGGGAGTGCAGGCGCAGCCCCGGGCATAACCGTCGTTGGTGCCGGTGCGTCCCCCGCAACGAACGCGAACCTCAGCATTACCGCTCTGGGGACGGGAGTGGTCAATTTCCCCAACGGACTAACTTCTGCGTCGTTCACCTCCGGTACCAGCGCGGGCGTGTCCTGTTCCGGCACACCCACATCCAGCTTTGCTTCTGTCAAAGGCATTGTTACGCACTGTTGAGGAGCCACCATGCGTAGTTTCATCATCGCGTCCATCCTGTTCGTTCCCGTCATCGCGGCGGCGCAAACCGTCCCACAGCCCCCCTCTCCGCAGATGCAAGCGCTGGCCGCTACGGTCATGCAGTTGACCCAGGAGACGGTCGAACTTCGCACGGAAATCTTTGCGCTCCGGGCCGAGAACGATACGCTCAAGGCCACAGCGAAGAAGGCTGACGCAGCCCCGCCCGCCGATGCGCCTGCGCACTGACCGCGCGGAGACTCCCGCATGAGCGCCTCGATCACCACGCTGCCGGCCCCGTCGTTCCTGACCGATTCTGACGGTCTCGATCCGCTCGCGATCCTGAACGACATGATCGCGACGTTCGAGCAGGCCAGCGGCAAGACCCTCTACCCGGCCCAGGTCGAACGCCTGCTGATCAACCTCTATGCCTACCGGGAGACACTGGTCCGGAACGCCATCCAATACACGGGCCAGCAGAACCTCTTGGCCTTCGCGTCCTACCCGGTGCTGGACTATATCGGCCAGCTCACCGACACGCCACGGCTCGCGGCCCAGCCGTCCACCACGACGCTCCAGGCCACGCTGGCGAACGCCCTGACGGTTCCCTACACGCTGCCGGCCAACAGCCAGGTCGGAACGACCGACGGCGCGCAGGTCTTCCTGACCTCGGCGGCTCTCACGTTCCCGGCCGGGACCACCGTCCTGACCGTCGCGGCTTCGGCCCAGACTGCTGGATCAACCGCGAACGGCTATCTGCCCGGCCAGGTCAGCGTCATCATCGGCGGCAACAGCCTGCTGGCGGGCATCACCAACACGACAACAACATCGGACGGGTCCGATCCGGAAACCGACGATCACTACCGGGCCAGGATCCAGCAGTCCCCGAACAAGTACAGTTCGGCCGGCCCCGAGGGCGCCTACCGGTTCTTCGCGGCGTCGGCAGATTCAACGATCATCGACGCCAACGTGATAACGCCGGCGCCCGGGCAGATCGCGATCTATGTCCTGACCGGCCCGGTTCTCCAGCAGCCCGCCGCTGCTCCGAACAGCATCGCGATCGCATCCCCGGCCGTGCTGGCCGAAGTGCTGGCGGCATGCGCACCCACCACCGTCAGGCCGCTCTGCGACACCGTGGCGGCGTACGCCGTGACGGAGATCGACTATACCGTCACCGCCACCGTGACGCTGTTCGCCGATGCGTCCTCCACTGCGCAGGCAAGCGCTCAGGCTGCCGCGGTACAGCTTGCCCTTGATCTCGCCAGCTCGATCTCGAACGATCTCGTCCCCTCGGAATGGAGCACTGCGCTGTCGGTCCCGGGCGTCTATGAGGTGGCCCCGATCAACATTGTGACCCATACCACCGCAACGGGAAGTCTCATCGTCGTCGCGGCGATCATGACATCCCTTCCGCTCAGCACCGTTCTGAAGGATGCCAGCGGAAATCTGTATAATCTAAGCTCCGGCGGCTCCAGCACGGGAAGTATCTCATTCCAGGAATCGGAAACCGCCACGATTACCATAACCGCCCAGACCAACGGGGCAGCCCAGAACCTTCCGGCCGGGACCGTCTTGACGGCGGTCTCTCCGGTCTCCGGGGTGGTCAGCTATACCGTCGGCCCGGGCGGCCTGTTGGGCGGAACGACCGTCGGATCTGACGGCAGGATCGTGCTCGCCGACGGCGAGTGGTGCAACTGCACCGCCATCAACCTGACCTTCGTCACCGGCACCAAAAAGCAGTACGGCTAGGCGCGGCACGCGAGATGAGCGGCACCCTGACCCCGCCGAGCAGCATCAACGATGTCCGGACCCAGGCGCATCTTCAGATCGGGGCACGGCTTGCCGGCATCGATCTGACGCAGATCCTGGTCTACGTGATCAAGAATGTGCCGGCCGCGGTCCTGCCGTTCTTGGCCTGGCAGTTCGATATGACGTCGCCGTGGTGGGCGCTGCTGGCCAGCACCAGCGATCAGCGGACGCTGATCCAGCAGGCGATCGGCCTGCATGCCAAGATGGGGACACCCGCCGCCATCACCACGATCATGGCGAGCCTGGGGTTCTCCGGCGCCGAGATCCTCGAAGGCCAGGACAGTTGGGGAGGCTCCACCTGGCCGGACAACGAGGGCTGGGCCGTGTTCCGTGTCGTGATGCCGCGTGGCGGTGCAGCGATCCCGGCCTCCGTCCAGGCGCAGGCGATCGGTGCCATCAAGTTCTTCAAGCCGGAACGCTGCTGGCTCGATGCCCTGCAGTTCACTGATACATTTTCCGATCCTGCGATCGTGCTGGCGGATTCCTTCAGCGCCCCGGGCGTCGATAGTCCGATCCCGATCACCGACACCTTCACGGCGCCGATCCAGGCCATCACCGACGTCAAGAAGACGACGCCGTACCACAACGCGCACTTCTACCACACCGGACTGACCCACGGCGGCACGCAGCCCGCGATCGTGGACTCCGGCTTCACCATCAACGGCACGCCGACCGCATAGCCCGACAGGAGCAAGAACAGATGCGTGGGTCCTTCCGTCTCTACCGGAATGGAAAGCTGATCTGTGCCCGCCACAACCTCATCGTGAACGCGGCGCTGGTTGCTGCGGCCCATCTCACCGGCGGCGATGTCACCGGCCAGCCGGTCAGCCTGATGGGCTTCGGATCCGGCACCACGACACCGGCCGTGGGCGACACCGCGCTGAGCGGATCGGCGCAGTACTACAACGCTGTCACCGGTCACACCTATCCTTCGGCCGGATCGGTGACGTTCAGCTACGCCATCACGCCGACCGACTACGGCGCGGTACCCGGCATAACGGTCAATGAACTTGGCCTGTTCGGGAATACCGGCGCGACCGGAACCCCGATCTCCATCGGGGTCGTGACGGCGGCGTGGTCGGCGAGCACTGCCGTGGCGGTCGGCACCATCATCAAGGACAGCAACGGCAACGTGCAGTGCTGCACGACAGCCGGCACCACCGGATCCGCGCATCCGACCTGGCCAACGACCGTCGGCGGTACCGTGACGGACGGCACCGGCACGGTCTGGACCTGTGTCGCGCTCCACACGGCGCCGGTGCCGATTTGGACCCATGCCCTGACCCCGGCATTCACCTTCAATGGCACCGCCACGTACGCGGGCAGCTACACGATCACGTACTGAGGCAGACCCGATGAGCGGCACCCTAATCGACAGCGCCAGCTACACGCCCAACTCGGTCCCCGGCATCCTGCAGACCGACCTCGTCGAAGGGCAGGCGACGGGCGCCTCGCACGGCGGCATCGGTGTCGACAACGCGGCAGCGCAGGCCCTCGCGAACCGCACGGCATGGCTCTATGCCAACAAGGCGGCGCTGACTGGCAACGCGAACTATCAGTTCGCCGTCGCGGCGGCGACGCAGTCCAGCCAAGCCGTGAACCTCGGGCAGTTCGGTGTCACGACCGGCCCGGCGAGTGTTGGCGTGTCCGGCGTGCAGTACCTGCCGTCGGGTCTGATCATCCAGTGGGGCTGCAATAATATCGGCGCACCGAGCAGCGTGACGTTCCCGGTCACGTTCCCGCACGGCTGCTTTCAGGTACTCGTCTGCGAAGAGGCGGCGGCGGGTTCGTGGGGATCAGGCACCCCGACGGTGCACGGCGCGTCGAATCCAACGGTCAGCGGCTATCAGGGATGGGCCGAATCGTGGACCGGCAGCGGATGGACGGGCGGATCGATCACGCAATCCTTCCTCGCGATAGGGTGGTAGAGGATGTCCCTCTATGCACGCTTCGACCATGCCGCCGCGCAACCGGCACCCGTGACGGGCTGGTACGATACCGATGCGCTGAGCTATCCCGACCTGCCGCAGCCGGCCGACCTGATCGAGGTCACGCCGGAGCAATGGGACAGCCACATGGCGAAACCCGGCGGCTGGGCCGTCCAGGACGGCGCCCTGGTGGCGCGCGAGACGGTTCCGGCTCCGCTGCCATCAGGCCCCACGCCCATCCAGCAGGCCGCCGCGGCGTTCGCCAGCCGCGCCATGGCCGGCATCACCATCACCTGCCGGTCCTGTCCCGCCGCCTCCGCCGTCTACTCCCTTGCTCCCCCCGTGGTGGAGCAAGTCGGCATCCTGGCGCGCGACTTCGCGGCGGGTCTCGGGCTGCCGGGTGGCGGCGGCACATTGCCGGTCGCTGATCTCGCCGGCGATGCCCACTCGCTCGCCGGACCGCAGATCGTGGCGCTGTACCGGGCATCGCGGGATCTCGTCTACGCCCTCAGCGTCCAGGCTGCGGTTCTGCAAGGCGGCGGCACACCGACATGGCCGGAACAGGTGGCGGCGATCTGATGACCGCTTCAATGGCCCGCACCATCGTGCTGCCGGTCAGCAGGCCGCTATGGAAGCGCCTTGACGGCATCTTCCCCCCAGCCCAGCCGGGATGCGATCTCGACTACTCGATCGACGTCACGGCACTACTCGCCGATGTCGGGGACATCCTCGCCGCAATCTCGCTCGCCATCGCGCCGAGCGGATCGGGCGACGAAATGACCACATGGCCCATTTGCTGAATCAGATTGGCCACTGTTTCCTCCAGATTGTGTTGGGCCGCGATTGGCCGTTCGCTACGCTTCGGCGACCACGGGATTGCGCAGCACGCCAATTTTCTCGATCTCGATCTCGAAGACGTCGCCGGGCTTGAGAAAGCGCGGTAGAATCTGACCCCAACTAACATCGCCACCCCCGTCGCGGTCTGTAACAGTGGAGTCGCCCGCGATAAAGATCGTGGGTGCGATGGGTGCGGAGACGATCTCGATCGAGCGCAGCGCAGCGTGCGGGCTGACGACCTCGACGGAGAGCTTGTTGTCCCAGTCGCGGGTGTTGCCGCCGTCGAACTGGTCCAGACTCCCCTCTTCGCGGCCGGTGGC